GGCTTCCAAAGCTACCACCCATGAAGCCGCCGCCTCCCCCTGCTGGAGCCATACCACCTTTGCCTGAACTTGTGAGTGTTGGGCGCATCAGTCCAGAGCCGCCACCATAGTTCAATGAATTATAATTTACTGGGGGGCCGGGTGGCCCTCCGTAAGTTGGCCCCATTGTCATTGTATTTTGACTTGCACCCTTGCCCATAATCTCACCTCAGTAATAATTTACTGGTCTACGATACACTGGTTCCTCGTCCCAGTCATCCATCGTAGACCTAATCCAGCCACCTTGCCTAAATCTCAGCAAAGCCTGCGTGGTGGAGTCAACCAAGTCATCATGGTCGCCTGATGGAAAGGAAGCACATTCTTCAACAACCTCTTCCGCCCATCGTGTCGGTGGACACCACACCACGCCGCTTGCGAATAAATCTGTTACGGCGTTTACCCTTGCTATCTTATCCTGTCCTCTTGACGGTGTAAACTCCGTGACGGGTATTCCCATAGCCCTTAATTCAAATATCAATGGTGAGCCTGCGGCTTTGGCTTCGATAATCATTTGGTCGGGTTCCCATTCCCAGTATTTGTCATAGGCCGCTCGCTTCAAATCTGGAAACTCTAGTTTTTCTTTGAAGCTGTCTAGCAAAATAAGATTGGGTATTGTCTGTCCGTCTTCGTCAGGCCAGTTGAATATTCCCCATGTCGTACATGCAGAATAGTCAGCACGCTGTGTTTTCAAGAACGCCGTGTCCCATGACTGGATGATGGCTTCGCACTCCGGTAGTTGTGTTTGCGTCCATTCCTGCCACCACTCACGTTTGATAAGTGCGCCCTCTTCGGATGTCGGGTTTTGCTGATACTGCGCGTTCCATTTCGATACTGGCAGTTCAGCTTTTAATGATTCTAATTCTTCCTGTTTCCAGAATCCGGGCCATAGAGCATTGCCTGATGGAAGGATAGCTGGAAGTTCTATAACTTCCCATTCGCCTGCGCCCTCTTTCTGGATTGAGTTTTTGATTATCTGTCCTGTCAGGTCGCGCTTTGACCAGCGTGTCATCACGATGATGATAGCGCCGCCGGGTTGCAGACGTTGGCGCGGGCCAGAGGTGTACCATTCATAGACCTTGTCGTAGACATCCGTGTTGTATTGCCCGACTGCCGCCTCTTGTTCGGAATGGGGGTCATCAATAACCAGAACGTCAGCACCCTTACCAGTGACTGCACCGCCAACACCGATAGCGAAATAGTCACCGCCCTTGTTTGTGTTCCAGCGCCCAGCCGCTTTACTGTCTGATGATAGCTCCACACCCTTAAAAACTTTTTGATAGTCGTCATTGCTAATCAGGTTCCTGACTTTACGGCCAAAGCCGACAGCAAGTTCTGCCGTGTGAGCAGTCTGGATTATTTTCTTTTCGGGATATTTGCCAAGAAACCAAGCGGGGAAAAGATAGGATGCAAATTCTGACTTGGTGTGTCGGGGTGGCATGTTGACGATGAGGCGTTTGAGTTCGCCATTGGCGACACGTTCAAATGCGTCAGCCATAATCTTATGATGTTCGCCTTCGATAAAAGCGGGCCACATTGATTTTACGAAATCCAGAAAGTTCTGTTCTGCTTTTTCTTGTGTCTTTTTCTCGTTCAGGAGTTCGAGTTTTTTGAGAAGGTCGGCCTTTTCTTCAGGCGGTAGCCTATTTATGAGATTTTTAATTTTTTGGGGTTGCATATCAATCTTCCACTATCGGCATACAAGCAGAAACATATTTAGGCTCAATCATAGCGTTGTGCGCTACCGACTCTGCGGCGCACTCCTCTAGGTTGGTATAAAAACTTGCGGACACCTCTTCATAATTATGAGGCACGTTTCCCGATGCAACGGAATAAACCACAAAGACCCAAGTAACATTCATTGTGTCAGGATGTCTTCGTCTAGAAACACCTGTCCGACATCCAAGAGCCAGCGCATGCTTGGCCCCTCATTCATGTTACTAGCTACAAATAGTTGTCCGTCTTTTGTCCAGCCCAAAACAACAGCCTGTGAAAGGTTATTCTGTTTGGCGATGTCCTGAAACATTTCCGAAGCATCACTGCTGTCGTCCATTTTAGGACGTTCAGGAAACTTAATCACGTTCGACATACTCTCTCCTTTCCCAAGTGGGCGAGCATGGAAGGGTACACACACTCGCCCGTGACGCATGGGAGGGTCGTCACGCCCAACCTAATAATTAGTACCTCTAATAATTAGTTTCTCTAATAATTAGACTAGGACTAATAAATATATTATACTAATAATTAAATATAATCTAGATATAGATAGATTAAGGGCGTGGCAGTGATACATCTAGTGGCAACCCTTCTTACCTGCAATCTGATAAGCCAAGATGTCGTAGATGTCGGCGGAAAACACATCACCTTCATGGCAAAACAGTGCGTGTTCAAGTGCCAAGACAAATCTCTGGTGTACCAAGACACCAATAGGTACGAACAATGTCCCAAAATTCTCTACCATGAGGGCAATGCCCCTAAAAAAGACTCCTAAAGCCCCTCAGCACGTTTAAAAAAAATATATTA